AATAAAAGGTCCTGCAAAAGACCAGACAATTAAAGGGTATGTTTTAGAAGGAGTAGAGTCTAGAAATAAAAGATCATTAGAAGAATTAAAAAAAATTATGCCTGGAGTGGAAGCCATAGTAAAGTCTCCTTTAGAGTACGTCGAGGATACATTTATACCAACAGGAAAAGAAATTAAACCTCAAGATAAAGATATAGTTATACCTTCACCGGGAAAAAGGTTGTAGATACGAAATATTTTCGTATATTATTAAAAAGGTTTTATAAGTGTTTTACATATTAGAAGAAGAATCCAAATTATCTTCCTTAGAAGGTTTAGTAAAATTAGGTTGTTTTGTAGATATTATTTCTACTAATGATTTGTACCATCCTAGACTTACCTCTACAGTAGCTGTTTACATAAGAATATTAGAGAGTGAATACGGTTATGTAATCCCAATAAATCATGACGAAGGGATAAGTATAGAAAAAGAACGTGTCTACCAAGTTCTTTTAAAAGCAAGTAAACTATATACTTTAAATAAAAAGAAACTTCTCTATCACTTTAATATACAGGAAGCTATAGATTTATCTTTGGTCTATTCGATGAATAAATTTGATAAATTACAAATAGCGGATGACAATTCAACTATAAATTTTTACTATAGTAAATATAGTGAGAAAAAAGACCTTAATAGATTAATTCCTATTACTAAATTATACGAAAGATGTGAAAATATCTACGATAGTATAAAAGAATTTATAAATTTAGAGATTCCATCTGGTTTTAATTTTTATAATAAGATAGCAACTAATGTATTTTTTCTTTTAGAGCAAAATGGTGTTGGTGTTATTTACGATGCATTTAATAAAATGTTTACCCCTAAAAATCCTCTGTACAACACACTAAATAATACAGTTTATACGGAATACAACCTATACAACTCTACTTCTAGACCTACTAATACCTTTAATTCAGTTAACTTTGCTGCAATCCCCAAAGCTGAAGAGTATAGAAAATGTTTTAAACCGCAAAATGACTTTTTTGTAGAGTTTGATTTTGATGGATACCATCTAAGATTGCTAGCAGAGCAATTAAACTACCCTTTAACCGAAGAATCAGCACATAAGCAACTTGCAAAGCAGTATTTTGGTAAAGATGAAATAACAGATGAAGAATATACAAAAGCAAAACAAATTAATTTTCATGCCATTTATGGAAAAATCCCTGAAGAGCATAAAAATCTTAAAATATTTAAAGAAATACAGGAGTATATCGATGCCATGTGGTCTAGCTTTGAAAAAGAAGGGTGCGTGCACAATCCACAATCAGGTAAACAGTTTACTAGAGCATTAAAAGAAATGAATCCTGCTAAATTAATGAATTATATGATGCAATCGTTGGAGACATCAAATAATATAGTTATATTAAAAGATATACTAAAGTATTTAAGAAATAAAAAATCTTTTATTACGTTGTACACCTACGATGCTATTTTATTTGATTTTAGTAAAGAGGACGGTAAAGAAACCTTAGAAGATATTAAAAAAATAATGGAAAATCAGGGGAAATACCCTATAAAGTTTAACTATAGTACTGATTTAAGGTTATAGAACAGCACAACTATTTATATATGACAACAAACACAATTACACCAAGGTTCGATTACGACATAGAACCTATTTTTACCAGTGAAGATATGAGTAACAAGCTGTTTTGTACTTTTTCTACTGAGGAAGGACTGGATAAGGTTCTTTCTACAATCCAAGAAAGATATAAAATTATCTATAATAAGATATTTGTACTCTACTCTAAAAGCCAAGATGAGTATATCTGTACGTATAACGTTGATTTTGGTAATATAAATACTTTTCTAGATAATACAATACTAGTACATAGAAAGAAAGAAACTAATACCCTCTATACTATTAATGCTTTAAATACATTAATAAAGGAACTTAATGGAGGTGTCCTTGATACAAATTATCGAATTAACTGGCTAGACTACCGCAATTGTGTACTTCTTACTAAAGGCCCTGAATTAAAGAGAGTCAACACAAAATTATTTAAAATTATTGAGCTATAGTTGGCTTTCTAATTTTTTCTTCTTATATTATTAATAAGTTATATTTTAAATCAGTTATACATGGACATCAATGCAATCCGCGCAAAATTAGATGCGTTAAACAACACCGGTCAACAAAGAGAAAAGACCGATTATTCCGAAATTTTTTGGAAACCCGAATTAGGAAAGCAAACAGTACGTATTGTACCGTCTGCTTTTGATCCTACCTATCCGTTTAAGGAATTAAAATTTCATTACGGTATTGGTAAGTACCCAATGATCGCTTTATCAAATTTTGGTAAGCAAGATCCTATTGAAGAGTTCGTAAAAGAACTACGCAAAACCAACGACAAAGACAACTGGTCTCTATCAGGTAAAATCTCACCAAAAACCCGTATCTTTGCTCCTGTGGTAGTCAGAGGAGAAGAAGATAAAGGAGTTCGCCTCTGGGGCTTTGGTATTACTATCTATAAGGCACTTCTTGCTTTAGCAGAAGACGAAGATGTAGGAGACTATACTGATGTTATCAATGGATGGGACTTGGTAGTAGAGCAGCAGCAAGGTAATCCTTACCCAAGTACTACTGTTCGAATTAAACCTAAACAAACACCACTTTCAGACGACAATAATTTAGTAGATACTTGGTTAAAAGACCAGCCAAATCCTGCTGAATCATTTACTCAATACGATTATGAGTTTATCAAAAAACAACTACAGAATTATTTAGACCCTAATTCAGCAGAAGAGGATTCACCAGCAGCATTGCCGGGAGGTACTGATCATGAATTACCTTCAAGCTTAGGCAGTAATAAGACAGACTTTACTCTTGAGACTGCCACAGCTGGGAATAAAGATACTGTAGGAAAATTTGATGACTTATTTAACGAGTAATGGCAAAAAAGAAAGAAGTTCAAGAAAAAGCAACTGAATCAGTTAGAAAATCTTTTAATCTAAGTAATTTTAAGAAAAAGAAAGGTTTTTCAAACTCTTCGGTTAAATTCAAAGAGCAAGGATGGATTCCTTTATCTAAAGCCTTCCAGGATATAACTTCCTTACCTGGTATTCCAACCGGTCACATCACTCTTTTGCGTGGACATAGTGATACGGGTAAAACAACTGCCCTACTTGAAGCTGCGGTGAATGCTCAGAAAATGGGCATTCTCCCGGTCTTCATTATCACTGAGATGAAATGGTCTTGGGAACATGCAAAAGAGATGGGATTACAGTTTGAGGAAGTTAAAGACGAAAACGGAACCGTGACCGACTATGAAGGGCATTTCTTATATGCTGATAGAGGTACACTAAATACTATCGAGGACGTAGCTGTATATATTGCAGACCTTATGGACGAACAGGCTAAAGGTAATTTACCTTACGATTTATGCTTCTTTTGGGACAGTATTGGATCAGTACCTTGTGAACTTTCTGTAAGATCGAATAAAAACAATAATGAGTGGAATGCAGGTGCTATGTCTACTCAGTTTGGTAATAACTTGAACCAGAAAATTCTATTATCTAGAAAAGAGAATTCTCCTTATACTAATACAATGGTTGCTATTAATAAGGTTTGGACCATGAAACCTGAATCACCTATGGGGATGGCTAAGTTACAGAACAAAGGAGGAATGTCTATGTGGTATGATGCTACACTAGTTATTACTTTCGGTAACATTACCAATCCAGGTACTTCTAAGATTAAAGCTATCAAAGACGGCCTACAGGTAGAATTTGCTAAACGTACCAACGTACAGGTAGAAAAGAACCATATCGGTGGAGTACAATCTAGAGGTAGAGTAGTAATGACATCTCATGGATTTATTCCTGATGATAAACGAGCTATTGATAATTATAAAAACGAACATAAAGATCATTGGCTTAAGCTAGTTGGTAGTATTGACTTTGACTTAATCGAAGAAGGAGACTTAGAAGAAGAAATAATTACTCCTAATATCTTAGATTAATGCCAAATTACGGAGATATACTTAAAAACCTTAAAGAAACCCCACCTAGAGAATTAAACGATCACATTTTAGTGATTGATGCTATGAATATGTTAATTCGTAGCTTTTCTCTACTAAAAGCGATGAATCCATCAGGTACCCACATCGGAGGCCTGGTGGGTTTTCTTCGCTCATTAGGATACGTAACCAGAATATTTGACCCAACTAGAGTAATAGTGATATGGGACGGGAAAGGAGGATCGGGTAACAGACAAAACATTGACCCCAACTACAAAGCACAACGGGCTACAGCTAGAATCACTCATTGGGGACTATACGATACTAAAGAAGAAGAACAAGAAGCACTAATAAATCAATTACTAAGAGTTCAAGATTATTTGGAATGCTTACCTTTGCATCAAATAGTAATGGAAAAACTAGAAGCTGATGATATTATTGCATATCTTGCTAAACAAGCTTCCGGTAATAATAAAAAAGTTACTATAGTATCTTCTGATAAAGATTTTTTACAGCTTGTAGATAAAAATATTGAAGTTTATGCTCCTGTAAAGAAGATTACTTTTGATCATTCTAATATTTTAAACGAACTACAAGTATTACCAGCTAATTACAACATAGTAAAAGCTTTAGTTGGAGATAACTCAGATAACCTTCAAGGTGTAAAAGGTTTAGGAATTAAAACTATTATAACAGAATTCCCTAAACTCCTTACAGAGCTAACTGACCTACAATATATTTACGATACCTGTGCATTAAAATTAGAAGATACAAAAGTCAAAAAGATATTTCCTAAAATAATTACAGAATGGGATCGTGTAGAAACTAATTTTAAATTAATGAATTTACACGAAACAGCGTTGGATATTAAAGAAAAAAATCATATATTAGATATAATAAAGAGTAGTATCCCCGACCTTCAAACAGGGGCATTTTTACATCTTCTAGATCAAGACAATATAGAAGGTATAACAAAGAATACAGAAGGTTGGTTAGAAAATTTTAGAGGTTTAACGGTATTTAAAAAATAAGTTATAGATGACATTAAAAGCATTGAATCAGTATGGAAAAGGTTTCCAGCTGAAAGTATTGGGCTCATTGCTTACAGATAAAGGCTTCTTACTAAATGTAAGAGACGTACTACGAGAAGAGTATTTCGATTCAGACGCACATAAGTGGATTATCAATCAGATAGTTACTTACTTTGATAAGTACCATACTACTATCACAATGGATGTGCTTAAGGTAGAACTTCAGAAAGTAGAAAATGATATACTAAAAGTAGCTTTAAAAGAGGAGCTACGTAATTCCTATCAAGCATCTCAAGATGATTTAGAATATGTTCAGGAAGAGTTTACTACCTTCTGTAAGAATCAAGAGATGAAACAAGCTATTTTAAACTCAACAGACTTGCTTAAAGCCGGTGATTTTGATGGTATTAGAAACACTATCGAAAAAGCTATGAAAGCAGGTATGGATAAAAATATCGGACATGAATATAATAAAGATATTGAGACTCGTTATCGATCTGATTACCGTCCTACCATTCCTTCTCCTTGGCCTATTCTTAATGATGGTATTCAAGGGGGATTCGGGCCCGGGGACCTGGCTATTATTTTTGGTAATCCTGGTGGCGGTAAGTCATGGACTATGGTGGCTATTGCTGCTCATGCTGTTAAGCTTGGCTATAAAGTCAATTATTACACTTTGGAACTCGGGCAAGATTACGTTGGTAAGCGATTTGACTGCTATTTTACAGGGTACTCTATTGATGAGGTTAATAAACATCGGCAAGAAGTACAAAAAATAGTTGATAACTTAAAAGGAAAGCTTATTGTAAAAGAATATGCTCCTAAGAATGCCACAGTAAATACAATTAAGTCCCATATCTAGA